TTATGCTTCGCCTTCTGGCGTTGGTTGATCTTGTACTGCTGGCGGCTCCGGATCCGGATCCGCGACCTCAGTGATACCGATCGCTTCCTTCTCTGCCAGCGTGGTCAGGCGCAGCCAGTTCGCCGGGTAACTATTGCCTTCGGCATCCTTGAATGGCGTGTCGAGTGGCAGCGGTTTGTCGTTAAGCATGAACATGAGTTACCTCGCTAGTGCGTTCTTAAATGGGTTTTCGGCAAATGCCATGTATATGTAGGTTGCGCCATTGGTGTTGTTGCCTGAGTTTCTTATCTTAAAGCCGTTTGACAAAGCATCACAGAAGCCTTGAGTCGTATCTGCATTGCTCAAATCTGGGCGCAGCAGATCAGTCATCTCGTTGTATGTGCTTCTGGCGGTGTCATATAGCCACCACGAACCTGTTGCTCCGCTGGCAGCTTTGGTGAGAATCCACCTCGGCCTAAAGCCAAGAAACACAAAAGGCCCATCCGCGCTGCCGTTGCCGGTGTAGCTGCCGAACGCACTGTAACCTGCTACTGCGGCGAATAGGTAGGCGACATATTCACCGACAGTGCCGGTAGCTCCATTGACAGTTGGCTCAGTTCCAAGTGAGAACACAGAAGATGTTGGCAGTGTGCTGTTCCAGTAGGTTGTTGCCCCAGTCTGTTTAGCCGAAGTTTGATTTAGAAAAATAACTTCCGTTGCCGACAATGCGGAATGCCACACAGCCCAAGAACGGGCTATACTATTTGGAAGATTTCGTGCTTTCACAATAATCATGCTCGGCGCAACACCAAGATTATGCGCGATAGTCCTGTTCGCACCCGTCCCCGTATACGTCACAATGTCGAAGCCCTGCGTTGCGCCTTCTTTCCATTGCCAGCCGACGTAAGTCCGAGGCGATAGGTTTACCTGATTAGATGTCCCAAGAGAAAATCCGTTCGCATTAAATGCCGTAACAGAGCTTGCAAACGTAGCTTCTGCGTTTGTCAGGTCTGATTGCAACGCCAAGTTCGCACCGCGAACAGCATCGATTAAAACGTGTGAAGTTCCAGCCGTACTACGCGACTTAACCCAAACCAAGTCAGGCTGCATTGCTCCGCTGTTGACAATATTTCGTGCAGTGTTATCACCAGTCCACAGCGTCGCATCAAAATACTGATTGCCCTTCAGGATGGTCGGCGTTGGCAGGTTCAGCGTGTTCAATGCTTTGAAGCCTGTTGGTGGTGTGTAGGTGAAGGGACGCTGGCCGAAGTTGATGTAATTTGTAACGCTAGCACCACCAGCAAAATCAGGGTTGTATTCGCCAGCAGTAATTGTTTTTGCGCCTTGAGAAGAGTTGTTTTTGTAAAACGTAATTTGGTTTGAGTCTAAATCAAGTGCTACACCAACAACATCACCATTGGTAAAAGTAGCACCGTAAGCAACTCCAGAAGCCCCAGTATAAAACTGTCCGTTGTTACCATAATAGTGATAGCCGTTAGCAATACTTGAGGCGCTTGGCGTTGCTGTTGATAGGATAATTCCTAATGCCGAGAATGCTGTTGTTGGAGAAACTTCCCAATACCATTTGCCGGAAGTAACCGCAAAAGTTGCGGGTTGTTCTCCACCGCTGGCACCAATAGCTACAGTCAAATTGCCGTCAGTAATTGTTGACGTTGACGGTTTTTTCAGTGGGTTAGCCACCGCATAATTCCCTCGCCCATTGCCGCCATCAGCCCACTGTGTCGGCACATCCAGCATCGAGTCATACGTCACGCCAGCAGTCACGCTGATGTTGTTCGGTGTCCAGTTGTTGCCGTTGCCTGAATAGTCTGCACCGATAGCCGCAGCAGTGGCAGCAGAGTTGTTACTGAAGTTTAGATAAAAGCCGTTTGTGCCATATGTACCTGTGTATTTTTTTGGTGACCATACGCCGGTGACAGGATTGATTTCACCAAATGATGATGGTGTTAATGCTTGACCATCAATGAAGTTAATTTCGGTTATGTATCCGTCACCATAGTTTTGGTTGCTACTATTTGTATTTGTTCGACCGATCTGCATATCGGTCAGGAAATCTCCTGCAAAACCTTGATTTAAAGGCGGATACGTTGCCGTGCCAAAAGCTGTCAACTGCACACCGTTGACGTATAGCTTAAGACGCTCAGTCGAAGTTGCGTTTGCTGAATCATATGCTGCGACAATGTGATACCAAGCAGAGTAATCTCTGAATACTGCGCTCGACTCAAGCCTGACAAGATCAACCGCTGATGAATTGCGAATACGAAAGGCTAATATGTCACCAGTCCAAAAACCAAAAAAATCAAAAGCAGCGGTTCCGGTAGATGAACCTAAAAGTGGAAGTTCAGAGGTCGATCCGCGCTTAACCCATCCTGATACCGTGAGCTTTAACGGATCAGTGCCAGTGGTTGCGTTAGTTCTTTGCAGGTACGCCGAGGCACTCGACCGCAGCCGCACAGAGCGGCTGATTTGGTAGCCCTCTGGGCCAAGTAGTAACGGCAGCGCGTCAATCATTTCACATCCGAAATCAGTCGTGCGGTTATTCGGCTGGCACTTTCCACAAAGTAAACCAAAATGTCCACGGCATTAGCAGTCGTGGTCAGTGTCGGCGCAGTGCCATTGCTGAACTTCCAGTTGCTGCCGTATGCCAGCGTTCTGCTGCCTGTGCCGTCCTGCGTGATCGTGATTGCACCGCTCTGGCCTGCGGTCTGGTTGCTCGGGTTCGCCAGTGTGCGGTTGCCGCCGAGAGTCACGCTGAAGTTGTTTGCCAGCGCGAAGTTCGGCGTGATCGTTGCACCATCAGTCAGCGCAGACACAGCACCGCGCTGGGCAGCGGTAAAGGATTGTGCTGCCGCTAATTGCGCGTAGCGAGAATCGGACTGCGCCTGCGTATAGGTGTTCGCCACATTGAAGCTGGAGAACGCATAAACATTTAGCTCATCATTAAGAGCAGCAGCAGAAGTCAGAACAATGCTTGTGCCGTTTGTAGCCGTGTAATCATCTCCGGGTTTCAGCACCACGCCGTTCAGGCTGACGATCAAACCACCAGCGATGTACGACAGCGTAAGCGCGTTGGCATCAGCGCCAGAGAACGTGGTCTGTCCTGCCGTGGCGACAAACTCATAAGTCACCAGCGCAGCCTGCTGTGCAGCAGAAGCCTCAAGCCACTGCGACCCGTCGTACACTTTCATGCCAATGGGTGCCGTGCTGCGGTAGTACAGCGCACCGGTCACCAGTGCATTGCCGTCATTGTCTAGCGTCGGGTCGCTGGTCTTGCTTCCCAGGTACCGATCATCAAAGTTGTCCAGCGCCGTGGCGGCAGCAGCAGCCGATGCCGCCGCAGCAGACTCCGAGGATGCCGCAGCAGTGGCACTGTTGCCAGCATTGGTTGCTGCCGTGCTGGCAGTCGATGCGCTGGAACTTGCGTTGCTAGCAGAGGTCGCCGCAGCCGTCGCATGGTACTTCGCGCTGTACTCGCCGCCGGCTACAGGGCTAGATGTCTTCGTTGCCCATTCATTTGCCAAAGATGCGGAAGCCGCAGCTGCGTCTGCATTCTCTTCGGCATTTTGAATATCGACGATGTTGCTCGCGACTGTCTGCACCGCGGCAATGTTGGCGCCGACCGTGTTGACGCTAGCAATCGATCCGGCTACCGTCTCGATCTCCGACACTGGCTCGTTCAAATCATCGGCGACTGTCGTGATGTCGGCAAGGTTGGCAACCAGCGTGTCGAGGTCGTTGATGTTGTCGGCCAGCAAAACGATGTCAGCAACTAGCGCTTCGGCATCTTCGGTGCTCGTCACTGGCAGCTTGGCAGCGCGGTCAATCTGCTCTTGCAGCTGCTGCATGACCATGGTGTGCCGATCAAACACATCCTCGTGGGTCTCAGCAAAAAAACTGCCCTGGTTGCGCAGGTCAGTCTCTTGCGTGATGTCGAGCTCGCGCAGGATGGTCAGCGTGTGGCCGCTGGGCAGCGCGCCGGCTACCAGCGTAATGCTGCCGCCGTTGTAGGACCCGGCGCCAGACACCGTGTAATCGGTCGTCAATGTGAGCACTGTCTCGACGCCATCAGCGTCAGCTTTGGTGACCAACAGATCCGTGTTTGCAAAGATCCTGAAGGTGAAGCTAAAGGTGCTGGCGCTGCCGTTGCCGGTATGGTCGGCGCGGTTCGAGCTGGTGGAGACTGTCATTTAATTTTCCTTCCGTTTACCCATTGCCGCGTAAAACAACAGCTCGGCAAAATTGTCTGCTTCCTCTTCGCCCTCGTTCACGCGCCACAGGTATTTGCCCGTAGCGCTCACCTGCGCTGTGCCAGGTACGCCTGCCAGGTAACCGATTGTCTCGGCAGCCTTGACTGCAAAGCCGCCCCACTCCATCTCGTCTTCGTCGGTTACTGCTTTGGCAGTGGCTTTACCCAGTTTCGCCAGCTTCTCAAGGCCGCTGGCCAGCGGTGTGAACTTGTAGTCAAAACCCGAATCCAGTGATGAGGCAACGTCACGTAGTAGCGGAATACTCATCAGTGGATACAAAGCGATTTTGCGAGCGAGCCATTGCGGATAGTCATCCTCGTCGTCCGGCCCGCGGCCCACAATAATGTCGGCTGCAAACGCCGGGATGGCGATGGTGAAAAGTGCTCTGGCCAGGAAGCGCGGCATATCGGTGATGGACTGGACATCGCGCCCCATGTCTCGCATGCGATTGTATAAGACGTTGAAGTAGCTGTAAAACATCGTCAGCGCCTTCATGAGCTCATTGTTCCGCTGAACCGCCGCCAGGTCCTTTGGGCCGCCCGCGCCCTGAGTCAGACGCACCGCCGCATCACCCTCCAGGCGTGCCACGTCCTCGCTCTTGCCGTCATCCAAAGCCTTGCGGTAGGCCGCCATCCAGGTGGGCACAGTGACCATCGTGTCGGCGATTGCAATGCCGTGAAAGGCAAAGCGCTGCGCTTGGGTGAGCAGGCTGTTCTGGCCCGTCATCTGGCGCAGCTGGCCGCGGATGTCTCGATCCAGGTTGGCCGGCCGGTTACGCATCTCGCCCGAGAGCGCGCGCACCTCCTCGGTCATCTGTAACGGATGGCGCAAAAAGCGCGCAAACTCGACGCCCAAGTACTTGGCGCTGACTTTATCCAGCGAGGCCGACAGACCGGTAATCTGCATGATTGCGGTTGTTGCTTTGAAGCCCATGACGGCTGCCACCGTGTTGGCGCGCAGACTCATCATCCAGCGCGAGAAGTCCGCCAGGCCTTGTGTGCTGCCGCCGTTGCGATCGTTCACCACCGATCGCAGCCAAGGCAGCATCTGCTTCTCGTAGGCCGGGCCCAAGGTTTCTTGCAGCACGTTGCGGATCTCGCTGTTGGTCAAGATTTTGTTGGCCGCCACGATAGCTTCGCGGTGCGTCAGATCTTTGATGACCTTGCCGGTGTGCTGTGTGATGACCTGCTCAAAATCAAGCTGCAGCGGCGCCGCAAATCCCTGGTTACGCGCTTCTGTGTGGCCCTTGGACGTAGTCGCACGCACATAGCCTTCCTCAAAAAGCTGGCCCAGGTTGCCAGATTCTTGCCTGGCGCCCATTTCAGAAAAGCGCGGGTCGTAGACCAGCGGGAAGTAGCCGCCTTGCATCTGAATGTCTTGCCCGTTCACGGTGACCACAAAGGCCTGCGCCTCGACCTTCTTGGGTGCCAAGCCAGTGACGCGCTTCTCAAGCTCGACGATCTGCGGCCAGAGCGTATTGATGTTGTCCCAGGTCGCTTGCACAAACTGCCAGTCGGCTGCCGAGAGCTTGGCAAACGCCGCCTCGACCATGTCCATGTTCCAGTTGTGGCCCCGCAGCATCTTGCCCAGGTTCTCTTCGTTGCCGCGGTTAAGCGCCATCGAGATGATGTACTTGCGCGTCACGCGCCCAATGCCAGGGATGTCGTAAGTGTCCAGCATCGACTTGCGCTGCTCTTTGGGCATTTGCTCAAGCGATGCGACGATCTTCTCGGTCAGATCGCGGTGCAGGTCGTTCTCATCGCTTTGTGCCTGGGAGATCGGGTTCCACAAGTAGGTGTGCCAGGGCCCGTCGACGCGACCGCCGTCGAGCCACTCGATGAGCTGCTCCATCTTGAGCAGCTGCGAGTCAAGCCGACTCACCGTGTCGCCGGCCTTCTCGCGCATGGTCAGAGCAGACAGATCGGGCGGCAGCATGCGGCGCTGGCCATTGTTTTCAGCAATTGCCACCAACTCGGCGATCGCCTCTTGGAATGCAAACTCTTTGTTCTTGGTGACGATCTTGTTTTTCAGGCGCGCCAGGTGCTCGATGTTCTTGACCGCGTCGCGCACAGCGCGCAGCTCGTCAATGGACACCTGGCGATAGTTGACCAGGCGCGCTTCATTGAGCAGGCGCGCATCGATGGCGGGCTCCAACCCCTGTGCTTCCTGGTCAGTGATCCACTGCTCGAGCGACTGGCGCCGGTCAATCCTGGAAAGCGGCACCCTGCGGAACTCGTAGCGGTCCAGGATGGCGTCAATCTGCTCGAGGTAGGTATCACCTGCCTTGCCCATTTGCTCGCGCGTGGTGCCTTTCTCGAAGCGCTGCGCGTACTTCAGAATTGACTCTGCTTCTTCCCTGGCTTTGGTGGCCTCCAGGTACATGAAGTGATTTAGGAGCTCGCGCTGCTTGGCATCTGCTGCCAGCTGGAAGTCACCCGACACCAGAGCGTTTGACGCCTCGCGGGCTGCTTTGCGTGAGGCCTGCAGATGCTTGTAAGGATCCAAGTCGCGCAGGGCGGTCTGGCCGACTAGGCCTTGCGCGGCTGCCCGGAAAGCTTTGGCGGGCGGCGTCTTGATGGCTGCTCTGGCCTGCCGGCGCTCGCCAGCCTGGCGTTGGCGCTCCACGCGCACAAACGGCGCCACCTCGCGCTGCTTGCGACGCAAAGCTTTCAGCTCGATCATCAGCAGATCTTCGCGGTGCGTGTTGTGCAACGCTGCGATGGCTTCGTCTGCGATCGTCCCATCGGTCATTATGTCGCCGTAAGCCTCGCGCATGCGCACGTCGACCTCGGCGGCGATGTACTCGTTGCGCGGCTTCATGCCAGCCAGCGCTTCGATCAGCTTGTCGCCGGACTCAAAACCCAGGAACTCGGCCGCCGATTCGGGATCCATGCCGCCTTGGCGAGTGTAGATGCGGCCAAAGCTGCGCGGCAAGCGCTTCAAGTAATCCTCGCCGTAGCGCTCAACCAGCGCCTGCTTGTTCAGGCGAATGGGTGTGCCGTCCTCGAGCTTGCCCTCGGTCAGCGTTTTGAAGGCTGCGTACACAGGCGTGAGATCTGTTTCGACCTCGACCTCGGCGCGCATCTCAGCCTTGCGCTCTTTCCACCAGGCCTCGCGCTCGCGCTGCATCTGCTTCATGAGCTTGGCTTGCAGCGCTTCTTTGCCCGACTCCACGGTCTGCTCGACGGACTTTTTGTAGGCATCAAATTCCGCCAGCGTCACGCCCATATCAGTGGCGGTGGTAAACATCTGCACGCTGCTGACCTGCTCTTTGGCGGCCGCAATTTCCTCGTCGGTGGCGTAGATCCGGTCAAACACTTCGCGGATCTCGTTGGTGAGCTTGACGTCCAGCGACGTGATGGACTTGTAGATCAAGCCCAGCCAGGCCTTGAACTTTTGGAACAGCGGGCGCAGCTCTTCGCTGGGCGCGTTGCCTTCCATCAGGTAGGCTTCATTGGATCTGGCAAAGCGCTCGTGCGCTTGCACTGCGCGGTTGTACTCTGCGCTGCCGACCGTCTTGCCATCAAGCGTCAACTCAGCGCGCAAGGTCAAGCCCAAATACTTGAGCACCGCAGCGTAGTCGTCTTTGATCTGCTGGGTGGCGTCTGGCCGCTCGGCCAGGTCGCCCATCACTTCCAGGTAGAAGTGGCCAGTCTCGTGCAGGAATGTGGAGAGGTTTGCTTTTTCAAGCAGCGCAATGTTGAACTTGCGATTCGGGCCAAACTGGATAAAGCCGCGCTTGTCGGAAAGCGGGTCGCCTTGATCTAGGCTTTGGTAGAGGACGTTCCCTTGACCAGCTGCGCGATCTCCAGGTCCTCGTTCTCCTGGTCGAACTCCTGCTGCTCCGTTTGCGGCCTGTAGTTCGGCATCGACGGCTGCGACGGCGTCTGCGATGTCGGCGTCGCTGATTCCTTTTGCTCTGGCAAGTTTGGCTGCTGCGTTGGCATAGTCGGGTGCCTCGTCGTCTTCGTAGCTCTCGGTCGCCTCTTCGGCGGTCTTTGCAGCATCATACAGGCGTTTCTCCGGATACCAAAGCAGTGCCTGATAGTCCGACATTGTAAGCGCCGGATAGGTCTGTTGCAGCTCAGACAACACACGGCTAAACACTTTTCTGATGTTGCCGCGCTCCGGCGGGCCGCTTGGCGCTTCCTTCTGGCCGTCCAAGTACTTCGTCAGCGCGTTGCCAACCTTGCGCAGCTCGTCACCAAAAGACACGCGCTCGGTGCCCTTCTTGGCCTCGCCCATAATCTCGACGATCTTGGCCGCACCGGCTTCGTCAAACACACCGATCTTGGCCATCTCCAGGCGATTGGCCGGCTTCTGGCTGGCTTTCCAGATGGCCACGCCAACAGCGTCCAAATCGCTCACAGACAGCTTGCGCTTGATGATGGCTTCAAAGGCCTTTTTGTCCGCGGGCGACAGGGCCTTGATCACGTCCTTCAACTGGGCGCGCTTGGCCTTGATCTGCGCCTGGTTGATTTCAACCAGCGTGCCGGTCCAGCGGCCCCATGTGCGCATCAACCAGCGGTCCATGGTGAGCTGCTCGAAGCGCCCGTACAGGTTCATGAAGAACCCGTTGCCAATCTTCGGACCTAGCGCTGCGGCGCCGTACACCATGGTCGTCAGGTTCTCGCCGCTGATTTTCTGGCCGGTGAACTTCTGCACCTCACCAGCGGGCTGCATGGTGGTCATGAACCGTTCGACCACTTCAAAGCCGTGCTTTTCGATCAGCGTGTTGTACATGCCCATGGCTTTGTTGATCGCGCCGGCCGCAGTGCCAATGCCGATGTCGGTAGGCATCTTGCCGCCGGAGGCCTTCCACTGCTCGTAGGCCATCTCGGCCAGCTCAAAATTCTTGTCGACCTTCAGGCCGTTGGACGTGACGGCCATTGCCCACACAAAAGCAAACTTGGCCTGCGGATCCGTGGACACTTCCGGGTGAATCAACGACACCAGGCGCAGTGCCTTGGTCACCTTCTCGTTGTACCAGCCCACCGCGTTGGCGTTGGTACGCAAGGCAGTGATGCCGTCTGCCATGGCAATGCGCACCAGGTACTCTTCGGTGCCCTGGCTAAACTCGTCCAGGTTTACGCCGGCCGCCTTGGCAGCGTTGTTGACGCGCTCCTGGATCGCAAGCTTGAAATCCCTGTTTGTTGGAAACGACTGGCTGCCCGCAAACTCAAATGCCGACTCCACATTGGATACGGCATCGATCTCGTTCGGAACGCTCCTGCCTTCGGCCTGCGCCCTTACGCGCTGGTACAGCTCATTTAACTGATCACCCAGCCCCGCCTGCTGGGTCGCCGCGTCGATCAGCTGGCGCACCTGGGCGTTGTCGGTAATCGCACCCACATCGATGCCCAGCGCGTCCAGGTAGTCGGCCAGTTGGTTGATCGTGTCGCGCTGCTGCAGCAGCTGCTCATTAAAATTCTGCGCTGCGAATTGCTGGTTGCCTCCGCGCAGCTCTTCATCGAGCGCATCAAAGATGTCTGCCTCCGTGATGCTGCCCACGTCTCGCCCAGGGAAGTAGCCCGCCTCCACTGCCCGCTCGCCGATCTGATCGGGCGACAGGCCTGCGAGCTGCACCAGGTTGCGCTGAAATGGCCGGTTGTTCATGTCCGCATCAACCAGCTCGCCCGTGGGCAAAATGCCGCCCTGCGCACGCACAAACTCCACTAGCGACGGGCCAAAGATGTCCATGTCGGTAGGAGTCGTGCCGCTGCGCAGTGTGTCAAGCAAAGGATCCAGGTTGATGTCAGCTCGCGTATCACGCGTCAAGATCTCAGGCAGCGGGCGAGATACGCCCAGGCTGTACTGCTCGTGCAGCGCTACTGGGTCAATGCCTGCGCGTGTGGCAAGGCTGTTGATCACCTTGGCGTACTGCGTGGCATAAGCTTCTGCCGTGGTGCGATCACTGCCCGAGGCGATCAGCTGCCCGGTCATGTCGTCGCGGATCTTGGTGGTCGCCGGCGTGTCAATCTCACCCACCGAAGCCTGCGCCTGGGCAATCACTTCTTCGTCGATGGCCTCTTGCTCGGCCAAGTACTCGTTGGCTTCGCGCAGACTAATGTCGCCCTGGCGCAGTCGCATGTCAGGCTGCAGGCCCGCCAGGTGTTCGGTAGGCGCAATGCGCTCAGCAAATTGGTCGATCGGAATTACCAGGTCGGTGCCGGTGGCCACAGCCTCTTCAAAGTTGCGCACACCAGCTTCTTGGGCGGCTGCGGCAGGATCAATGCTCTGGCTTTGGAAGTACGTGCTAAAGCGCTGCGCATCGATGTAGACGTTTTGCACGGGGCCGTCGGCTGTGACGGTTGCGACAAACTCGCGGAACTTCTCCGGCATGCGCTTTAATGTGTTGGACTGGCTGGCTGTTTCGCCCAGGGCCTCGAACACGGCTTGCGACTGTTCTGCTTTCTTAACCTGCTGACGTGCGGAGTAGGCCTTCGTGCCCCCACCAATGCCGCCCAGGACAACAGTTGCCTTGAATGCTTCGGTAGACTCAGCCAGGATGTCGTCGACGTCTTGCGCAAGCTGTGTGGCGTTGTAGGGCTGCTTCTCGCGCTTGCCTTCAAATTCTGCTGCCGCTTCGCGAGAAAGAATTGAGATGAACTTTTGCAGGCCTTCGGTGAATGTCTCGGTGCCTACAGCCACGGCATACTTCTTGCCGATCTCTTTCATGGCTGCGCGCATGGTTGGGCGTGCGAGCACGGTCTTGATCTGCTGGGTGCTAAGCGTGCCAATTAACTTGTCCGCGCCTGGCACCAGGCGCAAGCTCTTGCCCAGGGAAAACGTCTCCAGCGCCGTGTTTGGCACACCAGCAATGATCGAGGCATAGCGTGCCACGGTGGGATCGAGCTGCGTGCCGTCGGCAAACTTAAATTGCTTCAAGTCGTCGTAGACCTCACCCACGCTTGACTCGTAGGTGTTGAGCACCACGCCTGCCGTGGTGCCGGTCTTTAAGCCAATCAAACCAAAGGTAGCGCCGCCGGCCGTTGATGTCACTGGCGCGCCAGGGCCGCCAATCAAGCCCATGGCTGCGCCTGTGGCCGCACCTGTGCCCATGCCGATTGCGCCTTCGTACTTCAACGCATCGAGCACCGAGTAGGCGCTCATGCCAATCACATCGCTGGCTGCCTTGGTCCAGCTGGGTAGACCGTCTTTAAACTCTTTGCTGCGCTGCTGGGCCAGCGTTTCCAGGCGCTTGAGCTGCACCTTCTCGGACGGGGTAATAGTCCCCATGACTTCCTTGAAGTTGAGAAACATTTGGCGCTGCTTGTCCCAGCCTTGCTCGAGGCCCGCGGGTACAGAGCGCAGTGTGTTCTCGATCGTGCCAAACAGATCCAGGTCGTCGTGCGATACCGCAGCGTTGTCCCGGTTAGAAAAGTACTCCGAGGTTTTGGGTGTTTGCCGCTGGATCTGATCGATCGGCAAATTGCGCATGCGGTTGATGCGCTCGAGATCAAACTTGTTGTCGGCAGCAAACTCGGCCGACACGCCACTCTTGTTGCCAAGCTTTAAGTTCTTGGCGTAATCATCTGGGTTTTGCTGAAAACCAAATGACAACGACTGCCTGGTGCGCTGGGACTTCTCTTCCAGCAGCAGCTCGTTGCCAATCAGAGTTTCAAGGTCGCGCTGCCCCATGTCGTTGTCCTATTTCTTGTTGAGCGCAGCGATGCCACGCAGAATCTGTTCTTCTGTCGGCTGCACGCCCTTGGCTGTGTAGGCATTGATGACCTTTTCGCGATCGCCTGGCCGGCCAAAATTGCTCATATCACGCACCTCAAAGACGCGCTTGTCCTCGTAGCTAATGGAGCCACTGCCAAACAAGCCGCCTTTTTGCTGCATTCTGACGGGGCCCACCATCAACAAAGTGTCGATAACTTGCGTCTTTTCATCTTCACGCAGTGGTCGGCCCAGGTTCTTCTGCTTGGCTAAAATGACTTCTTCAACACGATCGTTGAGCTGCGCCATTGTGGCCTTAATTCTTTTGCCTTTGTCAGTTTTGCCGTCCGCGTCATACACCGCAATGCCTGCCTTAAAGGCACGCGAATCCAGCAAGTCTTTGTCGAACTTGACGGTGGCTGCGTCTGTCTGGAGTTTGCGCTTGTAGGTAATAGCCTTGCTTACATTACCTCGACCAAGATCTGGCACAAGCGCCCGAATTTCGTCCTCTGACATACGGGCTAGTCTGTCTGGATCTTCTGTCAGCATCTGATAATTGGCGTCCTGATTGATGCGCATTTCTTCTCTGCTGCCTGCGCTCATTCCTTCTGGTTTTCGGAAATTCTCAATCTGGTTCTCAAGCTGCGCCCGATCAGTGCCGCCCAGGGCTTTCCACTCGGGCATACCGCGGATCTTGGCCATTGGCTGCTTAGCCAGCACCGCATTCCAGACAGCGTCGCGGTTGGTGTTCTCAGTGCGCTGCTTTTCTTGGAGCTTGCGCAATTCTTCCGTATTGCGCGCAGAGGAAATCTGCTGGCGTAGTCTTTCCTGAATGCTGCCTGGCAAGTTGCCCCATTCAGGCATCTGCGTAATGACATCAAGCTTGTCGCCTCGACCTGCAGCTGACCAGACCGCATCTTCGTTCCTGCTGTTTGAGCGCTGCTCGCGCGCCCAGTCGCGACTCTCACGCGCATCGCGTGCTGCTGCGCGCTGGTCTTCATCTCTGCGGAGATCGTCCTCAAATTTTTTGCGCTGCACCGGGCCCAGTTGTTTATAGGGGTCAGACTTTTGAATAGCCTCTAGCGTCACACCGTCCGCCACCAATCCCCAAAGCTTGCCTACACGCTCCTCATTGCGTTTGGTCGACGCAGCACTCCACACGTTGTAATCCTGCGTTAGCTTAGTCTCCGCCTTGGCCAGCAGATCGGGCTTGTCTTTTAACGTCACATCATCGCGCAGTGTTTGAAGCGCTTTCTCCAAATCGTAGACGTCACTATCATTTTTTGGCTTGTGCGCATTCTGAGCCAAACCAACAGCCACATTGACAGTCTGCCCATTGTCATTTTGCAAGCGCTCGGCCACGCCGGCATCGTGCAATTGCTTGCGCTCAACCAGTTGCTTAATCGCCACGTCACGCGCTTGTGGGTTGTTCTTGTACTTGCTGCGAATTTCGTTGGCCATCTTGTCGATTTGAAATGGCTTGCGGTCATCGCCTCCGGGGCCCAAATTGCCGTTTACTAATTTGTCGACAAAGTCCGACACCTCGGCGTCAATGCCGACCACGCCGACCGCTTTGATCGCTGCGCTCGTGTCTTTGGCATCGATCGCGTCGCGGTGCAAATCAAAATACGCTTTAGCCGCCAGTGGCTTTTGCTCTTCCAATAGTCGGTTAATCACGATCGAGTGCATGTTGCTTTGAGCTTCAAGTACCAGGGCTTTGGTCGCGTCTTTGCTCATGCCCTTGCTCATCGCGTAGCGCGTCGTCTCCTCGACGATGCGACCCATGGCGCTTTGCAATTCGGTTGGGTTGTCGTAGTAGCGCGCTGCGCGCTGATTCTCGACGGCCACGGAGCCTTTGTAGACGCTCTCTTTGTAGACGTCTCCCTGCTGCATCTCGTGATTGCGCACGCGCTCGTCGAACCCGGCACGCATGCGCTCGGCGCTAAGCAAAAACTGCCGACGCTGATTGTCATTACCCAGCGTGCCGGCAATCTCACTAATCCTGGCCTGGTATTTGGCGCTGTACTCTTCCGAGAGCGGCTTGTTGCCTTCGCCGCGATTAAGCGCCGCCTCGCCTTTGTAGTTCAGTGCGCCCATTTCACGCTGGCCGCCCTGCAGAGCATTGTTGACTTGAGATGCCACACCTTGCATGTTGGATGCCGGCGCATCCGATGACGTGCCATTGCCAAACAGCAGCTCGTTGTCAGCCAGGTTGAGCTTGTTGATTGCATCCTGTGCGCGAAACTGATCGGCTTCCTCCCGCGCTCTATTGATCGCGTTCATAACGCCGCTCACAGCAGAGGAAATTGCCTCGCCGGCGTTGGGCATGACCGGGTTGATTGACGGACTGGGCAGGTTACCGACCTGCTCCTGCGTTTGCTCATAGACTGGAATGCGCGGCATCGCTTACTCCCACCACTGTTTCTTGATACCGGCCGCGTAGACGTTGCCAGCGCCCGTCAGCACAGAACCCAGTGCCTGGCCCTGGTATGCCCGCGACCTAGCACGCCCCTCAAACTCTTCAGCAGCACCTTGTGTTTCGTAACCCCACGCAGCGCGCATCGCGTTGTTGCGAATGGTCAGTGCGTCGCGCTCGCTCATCTCAGCCGACTGGATCAGTACATCACCAAATGATCCGGAGTCTGCCATCGCGCCCGATGCACCCATGGCTGCGCGTTGGCGTCCCATAAATTGGCGACCTTGTTCGCGCTGCTTTTGTTCTTCCACGGCCCCGCGTGCAATCGTGTCTTGCGCTTGATAATCGCGCACCTGCTTGTTGTACGCCGCCATGTTCCGAGCGTCTTCGGCCTGCTGCATACTTGCAGATGCGCTTACAGCGCTTCCTGCTACAGTCAGCGCGGTCATAATGTCACACATGATTCGCTCTCATATCGAAACGATGAAACGGCACGCCATCAGGCCCGTGCGCTTGTGCATCGTGTATCGTAAACCCCAACCATTTAAGCCAAACAATGGCTCGCGTGTTGCGGGAATCCACGTAGTTCACCAAATAATTGTACAGCGTGGCCATGCGATCTACATACGCTTTATTGCGTCTTAAAAATGCTTTTGCGTGTTGATCGATCTCGACTGTCCCAATCATCCACGGCACACCTACCGAGCCCAACATCGAGGCTGGCGCAACACCAAACATGCACACCGGCCGCCCGTCGACTGTGCCGGTCCAGCTCGCCGTCGAACAGGCGATCCCGTGTCTTAGCGCGTATTCCGGGCTCACGCGATTGGCTGCCCATAGTTCCTCCACATCTTCTGGCCGGATGATGGGCAGCATGGGCGCCACGTGCTCGGGCAGCGCCTCAATCACAGCGTACTTATGCGCCGCCAACAGTGACCTCCGGAATGGCTGCTAAGATCGACAGCGGCAGCGGGTCAGACTGGCGAACGAACACCCGGCCTTCTTTACTCCAAGTTGCGGCAATCAGAATGTCGGCTACACCAGTGAGCAGCGCCACCGGATCGTCGTAACCTTCCTGGGCGCGCTGCTTGTACTCCACCAAGTTGCTCTCATCCCGGCCTGCAAAAATGCCGCGTGAATCTTCAACCAGCAAGCGCACGGCTTGCACGATTTTTTGCTTGTCTCGGATCGTCTCACCCGTGGGCGCGCTGATGTCTAACGTCTCAAAGTCGGCTTCAATCGGCAGGCCGATATGCACGACGGTTGCCGCCTGCACCAGAGCCACAGCACCGCTGGCCACCACCTCCTGTGGTGCAACATGGCCATCGGCCAGCACGTTGACAGTCTTGCCCTCTAAGTGCGACAACCCAGAAAAACTCTTGCGGGCATGCGCCCAATGGGTAGTGGCTGTGCTGCGCAGCTCGGTGGCCACGTCGCGGTTGATCGTCACCGTGACTACCGTGCCGCTGGTGCGTGCCGTGATAGCCAAGCGCAGGATTCTGTCGTCGTCGGCGGTCAAATGAATCTCGCTACCCACATCGCCCGCCACAAAGTAGCTGGCGCTGGCTGTTAGCGTAAACGTGGCCGCACTGCCGTAAGTCCACGCACCGCTGGAGGTGAGCGTCATGGTGGTAGCACCTGTATTTCTGCCATCGTAAGACAAGCCAGAATCGACAAAGAAGGCGTTCTTGATGTCAGTGATGTAGCGCGTGTTCATACGCTCCACATACCGCTTGGTGACACCACCGATGGTGCGCTTGACTGCAATGTAGAGCGCGTCTTCTGTGCCTTCAGAGATCACGCACACGCTCTCAACCTCGCCGTCAGTGTCGTGCCGGTGCCAGCCAATGACCTGCTGCTCGCGCATGTACGTCATTGACAGCAGTACACCATCGTCACGCACACACCACAGGCACGTAAAGGGCACCTGTTGATACGCCCATTCCTCAATTGTGTAGCCCTGCACCAGGTGCGAAGACAGAATCGTCAGGTCGTTGCCGGTGTAGGAATCGGACGCGAACTCATAGCCCAGATCCCGCACCGTCGATCCCTTGTCCTGCAAGTACAGCGCCGTGTTGCCGATCACCTGCGGTGGCACCGTTGAGCTGCCGCGGTAGCCTTGCTGCTTGATGTTGATCGACGACGGCGAGATGGTGTCATTTTCGGCGCCTGCGACAATCCACTCGCCACCCGATGTCAGCAGCACCAGCTTGTCAAGTGTGAGCATGTGCCGGATTGCATTGACCTGGCGCGAGGCAATCGTAAAGTTGACCGCGTCATCATCAGCAATTGGATTGCTCTTGCCAAAATCCACGTAGGCATTGGTGCGCGACATCCACACGGTTTGCGGCTGCGCGGTGGTGTTCGCAAAACACAGTCGCTGCTGGTGAAATGCCACGCTGGCTGGATAGCCTTGATTGCCGCCCCAGGCTTCAAACGCCCACTTGTAGCTGGCCGTGGCGGTTGTCTCGTCCGGTATGCGCAAGATGACCGTCGCCGTTGCGCTCGTGCCGCTGGCCACAGCGGTGATGCGACAAATACCAAAGCCTGGGTGCAAGAAGCGCCAGGTCACCGCGCCGTCGGACCAGTCGTCGGCCTCGTGCGTTGGGCGCAACGAACCGGTGGTTGCCGCATTGGTTGCTTGGTAATACTTGCCGTCAGAGCGCCGGATGTCATTTAACGCCACCGCTTTGCCGGCCTCCCAGGGCTGGCCAAAGTTTTTTTGTTCCAGGTAAAACAGCTGCCCGACGTGATA